AGAAAAAGAAATTATTCAAACAGGTCACCGGAAAAAATCCACCGAAGAAAATGAAGTATTCCGGGAAAAGCTATCACCGGGCAATAAACAAGCCGTGGGGAGGAAAGAAAAAGACAGTAAACTACTCCTGGGACTGCGAGAAGCTGAAAGAAATTGTAACACAATTCACAAAAGCATGGGCCGGTAACGGGGTAACGATAAGAAAGGCAGCGGATGCACTGATAAAACTGTTTGCAGGCATAGGAATCAACATTTCCGAAGTTCCGGAAAGTTCATACGCAGTAAATACGAGAAATGTGGTAAATACAACAAAAACATTGACAGCACACCGCAGAAAAAGAGGTGAATGGAATTGAACTATGTAACAGCAGAGGCGGAGGACAACAGAGAGAAGATCCTGAAATTCATTGTTAAATACATAAAGCGGCACTGTTATCCACCGGCTACTTATGAGATTGCGGCAGATACAGGACTGTCAAAAGCAACAGTCAGACGACATATAGCAATGTTGCTGGAGGATCACATCCTTGAGACAGAACATCCGGGAGATTCAAGAGCGTATCGCATCAAAGATACAAAAATAGTAATGGTAAAGGAGAAAAAGACAAATGGAAATGATAATTCAAAATGAAACCGGTAATTTTACGTTACATGTACGGATCTCAGACTCGAAAGAATATGATTTCCTCAAGGATGTGACAGAACTGGCACGAAAGTATGATTTCGAAAATGATGATTTTGAGATTGAAGATCCGGAAAAGGAAACAGATCAGGTACCGGAGACAACGATTAGCGAAGCTGCAGAAGAATACAAAGGATTTTTACATATTCGCTGCGAAGAATGTGGAGAGACAATCTCGTACAACGCAAAAGAGCCAGAGACACAGCACAAATGTAAGAAATGCGGACACGTAACACAGCTTAGAGCTTTAAAACCAATGTATGCAGAGTGCAAAGCCTGCGGAAGTTCATGGAAGTACATGACAAACAGAAACACTGCAGAACTGACGCAGGAATGCTTACAGTGCGGAAGTTTGATTGACATGGAAATGAACTCACGCCGCACAGCATATGTAACAAAAACGAAACGGGGGGGGTCAAGACCTCCAAGAAGTAGATTCAAGAGGAGAATGTGATGAATAAAGTAATTTTAATGGGACGTTTAACCAGAGATCCCGACGTAAGATATACAACTGGAGAGAATCCGCTGGCAATAGCCAGATACACGCTTGCAGTAGACAGAAGATTTCACAAAGACGGGGAAGCAACAGCAGATTTTATTTCATGTGTCGTTTTCGGACGTGCAGCAGAGTTTGCAGAGAAATATTTCAGACAGGGATTGAAAATTACAATCTCTGGGCGTATACAGACAGGAAGTTACACGAACAGAGAAGGACAGAAGGTATATACGACAGAGATTGTAGTAGAGGAACAGGAATTTGCTGAAAGTAAATCTGGAGACAATGGAGCGGCTTATTATCCACCAAAACAGACACCGCCGCCAGCTCCTGCGAATGGTGCAGATGGATTTATGAACATTCCGGATGGAATAGAGGAAGAACTGCCGTTTAGCTGAGAAAGGAGCAATAATGGACGCTATTGAAGTAAAAGTGATCGTTAACCAGAGAAGACAGACACGCTGGTTGAAAGATTATCACGAAAGTTACAGGAAAAAGCTGGAGGAGAGAAAGAATGCAGTCGTTTCCGAAACAGAAAAAGAAAAAAAGGAGTAAAAAGAAAGAGCCGGAAAGACCGAGTATCATGCACAGCAAAGAAAGTGGCACTTGCTATCTTTGTATGAAACTGCATAACAATTACAGACGATACCAGGCGCTCCAGGAACATCACATATTTGGAGGGTGTCCGAATCGGACACATTCAGGACATTACGGGTTAAAGGTGTATCTCTGCAATATACATCATCTTGCAGGAACAGGACCGGAAGCTGTACACGCAAATAAGAAGATCATGGCCATGCTGCATGAAGATGGACAGAGAGCTTTTGAGGAAAACTGGGGAAGCAGAACAGAGTTTATGAAGATCTTCGGAAAAAATTTTATAATGGAGGATTAAAACTATGATGGACATAGGAGACGTAAAGAAAGCTATTGATAACGTAGCACAGAAGCCATTCCTTTGCAGCGACACTGAGATTGAGACACAGAACGAATACATAATCACAACAAAAGCACATTATGAGGAACTTCTGATTGCGAAAGGAAAAGAAACCCCTTGCAGAGTTTCGCAGAGAGAGGACGGCCTCTGGGAGTGTCCGGTATGCGGAGCAACAGACCAGCATGGACATAACTACTGCGATCAGTGCGGACAGAGACTGGGATGGGAAGACTAGATATAAAAGCAGAGAAATAAAGGAGAGTAGAAATGCCAAACGTGAGACCGCTGAACAGAAAGAAATATAATATATCAAAAAGAGCTTTTCAGACCGCATACAACTATTGCTTGCAGTATACAGAGTGGAAAGAGGAGCTGGCCGTAAAGAGAGACACAAGAGCCGGACAGAATCTGACTGGACAGCCGGGATCACATAACTGTTCTGACTCAACTGCTGACGCAGCCATGGAAGCGGCCGAGATCACACGCAAGATAAAGAAGATTGAAGACGCAGCCATGGAAGCAGTGGGAAAAGAAAAAGAGCTGTATCCATATCTGCTGTATTATGTGACAACAGAATACTGCACATTTCAGACCATGAAAGCCAGAGGCATTCCATGCGAGAGATCATACTTCTATGAAATGCGCAGAAGGTTTTACAGCATTATAGCAAGGAGGATTAAATGATAGAATGCGATAAATGCAAAGCCCAGATGGAGCAGACCGTAAAGGAAGAACATATACCAGAGACAGAGTTGGACATCCAATACATTCAGTGTGAACAGTGCGGAAAGAAGTATATTGTACTGTTGAAGGATAACAAGACGAAAGGAATGCTGATACGGATCAGGAACATGCAGGCAAGGCACAGACGTATGTTCGGGAAAAAGAACATTGCGGAAGTAGAAGCATACAGAAAGAGTATGGAGAACTTCCAGAAAGCAATACAGAAGTACCAAGCACAGCTGAGAAACAATAACAAAGACAAGATAAAGGAGTATCTGTAATGCGGTACTCGAAGGACAAAATAAATGATATATTGATAACGTGGTATTCAGGAAAGCCACAGAATAATCGTTCCCCGCGAGAGAGGGCTTGCTATATGCAGGTCCTCTTTTGAGTTAGGAGGAATATGACGCAACAGGAAACAGAGTTCGCGCGCTGGTGCGTAGCGAACGACATACACAGGTTCTATGTGTGGACCAGGTGGAAGCAGGTCAGGCAGCAGGTGTTGAAGATGGATCACAATGAATGCCAGAGGTGCAGAGAACATCACAGATACACAGCAGCCACGACAGTACACCATGTAAACTACGTGAAGAGACATCCTGAGATGGCTCTGGACATATGGTATGAGTGGCATGGAGTGAAGAAAAGAAACCTTATAAGCCTTTGCCATGAGTGCCATGAAGCAGTGCATGGTTACAGAAAACCACAGAAGCAGGAACCGCTGACAGAGGAACGCTGGGACTGATACCCCCGGTCGAAAAAATTGCGATTTTTGGCGGACGGCCGGAGACCGGTGGGTGGGCTCGACAAATCTGCGAAAGGTCGCACATGATGAAAAAATAAAAAAATAGGGGTGAAAAAATGGCCGAAAAAAAAGCGGATATATTAGAAAGCTTAAAAGAGCAATTGCGAAAAAAGCAGGCAGATATATCTGTATTTAATGACCTTTTAGACGACTATATGACCCTCTATGATGTCAAAAAGAAGTTGAAAGCCGATATCAAAAAGCGTGGAGTGACGTACGAAACCATGTCCGCAAGCGGAAAGGCACAGATTGTGAAACAGAATCAATCTGTTAAAGATCTTGTTGCTGTCAACAAACAGATGCTTATGATACTGGACAAACTGGAATTGACAACAAAAGAAACAATCAAGGGGGATGATGATGAAGAATTGTGATCCACGTATTGAGACGTTCATGGAGGCTGTCGAGTCTGAGAAAATCAGGTCTTCCAGGGATGTTAAAGCGCTGGTATCACATGTCCGAAAATGTTTTGAAACCGAAGACATATATGTAGACAGCGAGCAGCTGACGAAATACATCGGGATCGCTAAGTATTTCCCGTTCGAAACGCTGTTTCCCTGGCAGATCTTTGTAGTAGGACTACATGATTGTACATACTGGAGAGTGTCAAAAACACCGCGCTGGCCGGATCTGTTTTGTATGTTGGGGCGAGGAGCCGGAAAAGACGGTACGATCGCCTGGGAAGCTGCTTGTCTGGTAAGTCCATACAACGGAATCCGCGCATATGACGTCGATATATGCGCAAATAATGAAGATCAGGCGCTGAGACCGTTAAAAGACGTGGTCGAGGCTCTGGAAATGCCAGAGCACACCAAAAAACTGAAAAAGTTTTACAAATGGAGTTCTGAAAAAGTTGTTGGTATAAAAACAAATTCAGCGATTTTGGGAAGAACGAACAATCCGTCTGGAAAAGACGGTATGCGTTCGGGATTGGTAGTATTTAACGAGATACATCAGTACCAGGATTACAAGAATATCGAGGTATTCACGACCGGTTTAGGAAAGAAACCACATCCGCGCCGGTCCTATTACACAACACAGGGAGACGTAAGAGAGGGACCCCTGGACGATATTCTTGAAACAGCAGAGGAGATCCTTTTCGGAGATATGCCGGATAACGGCCTGTTGCCGTTTATCTGCCGCCTGGACAGCAAGGAAGAAGTACACGACGAAAAGAACTGGGAGAAAGCAAACCCATCTCTGCCGTATCTTCCGACGCTTATGGGCGAAATTCGGAAAGAATACCGGGATTGGCTTGCACATCCGGAACGCCTCTCTGCGTTTATGACAAAACGAATGAACATTCCATCTGGAACGGTTGAGATAAAAGTCTGCTCATACGAAAAAATTAAGCTCACGAGCAGAGAAATACCGGATTTGGATGGATGGATCTGCACATGTGGAATTGACTTTTCAAAGATTACGGACTTTGTTTCCGTAAATTTGCATTTCAGAGACGAAAATAACCGGTATGACATCAATCACTCCTGGTTATGTAAACAGTCAAAAGATATTCCACGAATAAAAGCACCACTTGCGGAGTGGGAAAGAAGAGGTTTGTTGACGATTATTGACGACGTAGAAATACATCCGGAAGTAATTGTTGATTATATCCAGCTTGCAATGACACAGTATTGCATCAAGGGTATCGCGATAGATGATTTCCGATATGCGCTGCTTGCAGGAGCACTCAGAGAAATCGGCTTCGATGCAAAAGCGTACAAAAATCTAAAACTTGTAAGACCGTCAGACATTATGAGGGTTGCAACAGTGATAGATAGTTGCTTCGCAAATGATTATTTCATCTGGGGCGACAATCCGGTTCTCAGATGGGGAACAAACAACACAAAGATGGTCCGGTACGGAAGAAAGCCAGGGAAAAAGGATGATGCAGACATAGGAAATTATGTGTATGGGAAGATTGAAGCAAAAAGCAGAAAGACAGACCCATTCATGGCACTTGTTGCATCTATGACCATAGAGGATATGATTCCGTATGCAGCAGCTGCAGAGCTGCCAGACATCGGCGTAATGATTTATTGAAAGGGGGTGAGGCAGAAATGGGGTTTTCATTCCGAAACCTGATCCGGGGGAAACCAGATCAGGAAGAAAAAGAACCCGAACAGTCAATTGAAAATATCGAGCGTTTCGAAATTGCAGACAGTCCAATTGAAAACATTGTAGCAGAGATATACCTGAGAGAACTTGCTTTTCAGAGGGCAATTCAGATTATTGCGAAACTGCTTACGAAATGCGAGATTCGTACATTTCTCAATAACGAGGAAATATTCCGGGACGAATACTATGTCTGGAATATTGAACCGAACCGAAATCAAAATAAGCAGCAGTTTTTTGACAAGCTGGTTGAAAAGATGTTTCGCAACAATGAGGCTCTGATCGTGGAGGGTATAGACGGACAGATTTACGTGGCAGATTCTTTTTGCACGAACAGAAATGCTCTGTATGGGAATACATACAGCCAGGTTACTGTTGACGATTATACGTTTTTACGGGCATTCAGATCGGCAGATGTTATGTACTTAAAGCCGAACTGGAAAAATGTAAATACAGTGCTACAGGGACTGTATGGATCTTATTCAAAACTGATCCAGTATGGTTCTAAGAATTTCTTGAAATCTCATGGATCAAAAGGGATTCTGGACATATCGACAGTAGCGCAGAACTCAAAGAACTTTAGCAAAGACCTGGAGAAACTGCTAAATGAGTATTTCAAGACATTTTTCGAAAGCGAAAATGCAGTGTTACCGCTGTTTGAGGGATATGCATTCACTGAGACGAAAAATACAAAGAATTACAATGAGACAACGACACGAGATATTAAGGCACTGTATGACGACATATTTGATTTTACAGCACGCGCATTTGGAATCCCGCCATCAATCTTGAAAGGAGATGTGCAGGATAACAGCAAGGCAATTGATGAATTGCTGACTGTTACACTGGATCCGCTTGCAGAATCCCTGGCAACAGAAATCAATCGCAAGCGCTACGGAAAAGCAGTTCTGAAAGGCAGCAAATGCATGGTTGATACTTCACATGTTAAGCATGTGGACCTATTTAGCAATGCGACTCAGATTGATAAGCTTGTGCAGTCCGGAACGCATACAATCAACATGATCCTGCGTGCACTGGGACAGCCACAGATCAACGAAGACTGGGCGGATCAGCATTTTATCACAAAGAACTATGGAACCGTTCAAAATGTTTTGCAGAATATAGAAGGAGGTGAAGAAGGTGCCGAAGATGGAAGAAACACAGAATAAAACTAATTTCTGCTTTAAGCAGGCAGCAGATCCGGCGACGCATCTGCTCTACATTTACGATGATGTATCTGCATATGGAGAATTTGACTGGAAAACATGGTCATACACAGAAAGCGAGACATCTGCGAAGTATTTCCGCGATCAGCTGGCGGCAATTCCGGAAGAGCATACAATCGAGCTGCATATTAACAGCAACGGCGGATCTGTAAAAGAGGGTGTTACAATTTACAACCTTTTAAAACAGTCCGGAAGCCATGTAAAAGGAATCGTGGACGGCGTTGCGTACTCTGTTGCATTCGTTATACTGCAGGCGTGTGACGAAAGAATTATGGGTGTAGGAACGACAGCTTTGATTCACGAACCATGGGTTGCTACATCCGGAAACGCCAGGGAATTGAGAAAGACAGCGGACGATCTGGACGTGCTTACAGCAAGCAACCGCAAGATCTTCCTGGAACGTTCAAATCTGGATGAGCAGCAGCTTGCGGACATGATGACTGCTGAAACGTTCCTGACACCGGATGATTGTCTGCAGTACGGCCTGATCGACAAGGTAGAAGATTATGGACATGCTCCGGAAAGCGATACAACCAGAGAAGGGATGCAGAAACGTCTCCAGGAAGTTGTACAGCATATGAATGACACAAAGTCATTTAGAGAACAGCTGGAAATTATGCAGAATGGCCAGAAGCCACCGGCGGATCCAAAAGAGCCGACAAGCAACACATTGCAGGGATTCCTGCAGGGATTCAAAAAAGGAGAATAATAAAATGAAAAACAGAGATTTTATTGCATTGAAAAGAGGGGAAATCCTCAACAAAATGAATGCTGCAGTTGCGGCAAATGACTCAGAGGCGTTTACAGAAGCGTTCATGGAGCTTTGCCAGGAAATTGAGCAGAACGTACTGGAACAGGCGAAAGAGTTGGTAAATCAGAACGACATGAACGTACTTGCACAGAGAGGCGTTCGACAGCTCACCAGCGCAGAAAGAGAATATTACGAAAAGGTTATTGAAGCAATGAAATCCGCGGATCCAAAGCAGGCGCTCAACAACATTGAGACTGTTTTCCCGGAGACAATCATTGATTCTGTCTTTGAAGAACTGACAACAAATCATCCGCTGCTGTCAAAATTAAATGCAACAACTGTAACTGGTCTCACAAGAATGATGTTAAACACAAACGGAGAGCAGAAAGCAGCATGGGGCAAACTCAGCAGCAAGATCATTGAAGAACTGACATCCGGATTCAAAGAAGTAGACGTAACTCAGGATAAACTGAGCGCATTTCTGCCAGTTTCAAAAGCTATGCTTGACTTAGGCCCTGCATGGTTAGATAACTACGTGCGTCAGGTGCTCACAGAAGCTCTTGCAAATGGGCTTGAGTACGGAATCGTAAATGGTACCGGAAAAGACATGCCAATCGGAATGGCACGTCAGGTAGGAGACGGAGTGAACGTTGTGTCTGGAGAATATCCGGAAAAAGAGACTATCAAAATGACAGCTCTTGATATGATCCAGCTTGGAAATGTTACATCTATCATGGCAAGAAACAGCAAAGGCCAGGCGAGGACAGTAGATAACCTGATTATGATTGTAAATCCGGTGGATTACTGGAAGCGAATCCTTCCGGCAACACGCGCAATGTCTCCGGACGGCGTATATGTTTCAACACTTCCGATTCCTCTGGAAATCATCCAGTCGGCAGCAGTTACAGAAGGAACTGCAGTATACGGAATGGCCGGAAAGTATTTCCTTGGCGTAGGAATGTCCAAAAACGGAAAGATTGAGTATTCAGATGAATACAGATTCCTGGAAGATGAAAGAGTATATCTTATCAAGTTATATGCTCACGGATTCGCACTGGACAACAATGCTTTTGTCGTTCTTGACATTACAGATCTGCATCCGGTTCGCTTCGAGGTTGTAAGCAAACAGGAGGAGCATGTAGATAATGCACTGCTGTCTGATCTGAGAATTGGAGGATTAACTCTCTCACCGAAATTTGACAGCGACACAAACACATACACAGCAAAAACAACAACTGCAACAAACACAATCACAGCGTTCCCGAAATCAGGAACAGCAGCGATTGAAATTACTGCAGGATCCAGTAAAGTAACAAACGGCGGAAAGATCACATGGAACACTGGAGCCAACACCGTAACTGTTAAAGTTACAGACGGAGAACAGACAAAGACATACACCGTAACTGTAACAAAGGAGTGATAAAATGAGTGCTATGTCAGAAAATGATTTATCAAAACTTCTGGAGGATGTCAGAAACTATCTGGACATCACTTGGGACGATCCAAAAGGAGATGAAAAGCTCCAAGGAATGATAAAAAGAGGCATGGCATCATTAGCCGGAAAAATAGGGGAGTGCGATTTCCTGGGGGATACTCAGGAAAGGACACTCCTTTTTCAACTTGTAATGTATGAGTATTCTGGAGAACTGCAGCAGTTTTGGGAAAACTACAAAAGTGAGGTTATTGGACTGCAGATAGCAAAGAAGGTGGAAGAATATGCCAAGAGCCAGGCGTAAACAGTTTGAAACGTTTACAGACGGGGTACTCAGTATCTGCAAAACAGAAGACAGGGTGATCGTAGACACGAAGCTCAAGAACATTCGCTTCGGAAACCGAACAATCGGAGAGAGACGATATTTTGACGCACAGACAGCAGGAAATAAAATAACAAAATTGTTAAGCATTCCGGCAGCAGTGCTGAACAGGGAAGATATTGAAGCTCTTGACATTGTTATCATTGATTCGCAAAGCGGCTGGCTCTGGGATCCATTCGATTTTGAAAGAGATGAAATTATCAATGAACATAATCCGGCAATGTACAAAATAGTGCAGATTCAGGAGAAATTTGACGCTGCACCACCTGCAATATATCTGTCACTGGAAAAAATCGTACAGTTGTATAAAGACAGGAGGGGCGACAATGGCGGATAGTATCAGAATTGATGATCTGGCAGCAGAAATAAATCGCCTTGTTGAAGACTATGGAAAACAATGCACTGAGACAACGAAGGAATGCGTAAATAATGTTGCAAAAAAGACAGTATCAAAGCTAAAACAGACATCCCCGGTAAATACCGGAAAGTATAAAAAAGGATGGAAGAAAACTGTTGTGAAAGAAAATTCTACAAGTTTAGTTATTGCGATCCACGATGCAAAATACTCCCTGGTGCATTTGCTTGAAAAAGGACATCAGAAAAGAGGAGGCGGAAGGGTAGCCGCAATCAAACATGTGGAACCAGCAGAACAGGCAGCAATAGCAGAGCTGGAAAAGGAGATCATGTCAAGGCTATGATGTCAGCTGAAAATATCAAAGAAATGTTGAATGAAATCGGCTTACAGTATGAATACGATCATTTTTCGACTCATAACTGGATAGAGCCGCCTTTTATCGTATGGAAGATTCCGGAAAGTGATAATTTTCATGCGGACGGAATTACATACGCAAAAATCGACGTTCTGAATATCGAATTGTATTCAGACGAAAAGGACTGGAGCAATGAAAAGAAGATAGAGGACATCCTGGATAAGTATGGAATCACATACGATAAGACAGGAGAATATCTTGACTCAGAAAAAATGTACGAAGTTTTATACGAAATGGAGGTATAAAGATGGGTAAAAAAGATAACAAAGTTAAGTACAATCTTAAAAACGCACATTACGCATTACAGAACGAAGGAGAAGATGGAACAATTACTTTTGAAGCCCCGAAAGCGATTCCGGGATCTGTATCTATATCACTTGACGCAAATGGAGATATTTCACCGTTCTATGCAGACGGAATCCAGTATTATGTGTCAGCTGCAAACAACGGATATGAAGGAGATACAGAATTTGCATTAATTCCGGATTCTTTCAGACAGGATGTCCTGAAAGAAAAGAAGGACGAAAAAGGTGTGCTGCATGAAATCAGTGATTCTACGGATACACAGAAATTTGCACTTCTGTTTGAATTTGATGGAGATCAGAAAGGAATCAGACGAGTTCTCTATAACTGCACAGCTACCAGACCGTCAATCGAATCCGAGACGAAAGAAGATAGTATTGAACCTGGCACAGAAACAATTACGATCAGCAATGCTCCACTTCCGAACGGACGGGTAAAAGCTCAGACAACGGTAGACACAGACGACACTGTGTATAGCGGATGGTATAAGACAGTGTACTATCCAGAAACAATCACAGAAGCAACGCAGGCTGTTAATGTAAATAAAAAAGCCGCAGGAGAATAAGGATGCTGACAAAAACAATTAAAATTGATGATAAAGAGGTGCTTTTTGCCGCTTCTGCTGCAATTCCGAGAATTTATCGGATTCAGTTCCGGAGAGATATTTTTCAGGACATGGCAAAAATTGAAAAGTCCGTAAAAAAATCACAGGATAAGCAGACTGAAACAAAGGTGTCCGAGTCGGACATCCCTATTGAGGATTTGGAGATGTTCGAAAATGTGGCATTTGTAATGGCAAAACACGCAGCACAGAAAAAAGGACAGGATTTCCCAGAAGATGTATACGACTGGTTAGATCAGTTTGATACATTTTCGATTTATACAATTTTCCCGGAGATTGTAAAACTCTGGAACCTGAACCAGCAGACACAGGCAGAAGCAAAAAAAAACTTCGACCAAGTAGCCGGGAAATGACGACACCTCTATTCCTTCTCAGGTGCGCGCAAGTTGGAATAAGTATCCAGGATTTAGACTTTCTGACAGTAGGTCTTGTCCTGGATATTTTTACGGAAAAAAATAACGACGACTATAAATGGCCGAAAATGGCAACTCAGGAGGATATGGATAAATTCTAAACGGAGGTGATAATTTTTGTCCAAAGGCCGCGACATAAGGGGACTTACGATTGAAATTGGCGGCGATACCACAGGACTACAAAATTCACTTAAAAATGTAAATTCACAGATAAAGACCACACAGGCACAGCTGAAAGATATAAACAATCTGCTGAAACTGGATCCTACGAATGTGGAATTATTACAGCAGAAACAGAAAGCGCTTGCTGACGAAATCGAAAGCACGAAAGAAAAGCTGGAAACCTTAAAGACTGCAGAGCAGCAGGCACAGCAGCAGTTTGCAGAGGGAAAAATCTCCCAGGAACAGTATGACGCTCTGAAAAGAGAAATCATTGCAACCGAGGAGAGTTTGAAGTCTCTGGAAAATGAAGCGAAGAATGCACCTACTCAGATGCAGCAGTCGCTTGATGGTCTGAATGCAAAAATAAATACTACACAGACAGAACTCAAAGAAATTGATAAGTTGCTGAAACTGGATCCTACGAATGTGGAATTATTACAGCAGAAACAGAGAGCACTGTCTGATGAAATCGGAAACACAAAAGAAAAGCTGGAACTTCTGAAAAACGAAGAAGGGGAAGTACAGCAGAAATTCCAGGAGGGAAAAGTATCCCAGGAACAGTATGACGCTCTGAAAAGGACAATTATAGAAACAGAACAGAGCCTGCAATCACTTGAGAATGAAGTTGGATCAGGATCCGCAAAACTGGCCGAGATTTCTGAAACATCCGGGAAAATAGGGGAGTCGCTGACATCTGCCGGAGAAAAAATGCTTCCGGTTACGGCGGCAGTGACAGGACTTGGAACAGCAGCAGTAAAGACTGCGGCAGATTTTGACAGCTCCATGTCCAATGTGGCCGCAATATCCGGATCATCTGCGGAAGACATGGATAAGTTGCGAGAACGTGCAAGAGAGATGGGAGCACAGACAAAATTCTCTGCAAAAGAAGCCGGAGACGCTATGGGATACATGGCAATGGCCGGATGGGATGCACAGCAGATGTACGACGGCCTCCCTGGAATTATGAATCTTGCGGCAGCATCTGGAGAAGACCTTGCAACTACGTCAGATATTGTTACAGACGCACTCACAGCCTTCGGAATGGAGGCAGAAGATAGTTCTCATTTTGCGGATGTATTGGCACAGGCATCATCCAGCGCTAATACGAACGTTGGAATGATGGGAGAAACATTCAAGTATATTGCACCGGTAGCAGGTGCACTTGGATATAGCGCAGAAGATGCAGCAGTCGCTATCGGCCTTATGGCGAACAGCGGAATCAAAGCGTCGTCAGCCGGAACGCAGTTGAGATCATCCCTGACAAACATGATAAAACCGTCAAAAGATGTTGGAGACGCAATGGAAAAGTGGGGATTCTACGCAACAGAATCGGCTACGTCTATAGATCAAGCTAAAATTGACAAGCAAATGCTCAGAGTGCAAAAAGCTTCACTGGCAGCAGATAAAGCACAACAGGCTTACAATGATGCGGTATCAAAGTACGGATCTAAGTCAACAGAAGCCTCAAACGCTGCCGCAACGTTGGAAATAAAGCAAACAGAGCTTGCGACTGCAAACGAAACACTGACTCAGCTGCAGGAGGGAACCACAGAAAATGTAAGACTGTACAATAAAGCACTGCAGAACGAAGATGGCAGCATGAAAACACTGCGTGAAACCATGGATTTTTTACGCGAAACCATGGGAGGAATGACAGAAGCAGAGCAGACGCAGGCAGCGACAGCTATCTTTGGAAAAGAAGCCATGAGCGGCATGCTCGCAATAATCAATTCATCAGATGAAGATTACCAGAAACTTATAAAAAATATTGATAATTGCAAAGGATCCGCTGAAAACATGGCTGAAACCATGCAGGATAATCTTTCTGGACAGCTTACAACTTTGCAGAGCGCCTTGCAGGAGCTGGCAATTGCCTTCGGAGAAATCCTGATGCCATATATCAGAAAAGCGGCAGAAGTTATTCAAGGGTTTGTTGAAAAGCTCAATGGAATGAGTGAAGGACAGAAGAAAGTAGTTGCTACAATTGCACTGATAGTCGCCGCGATTGGTCCGTTGTTGATAATGGTTGGAAAGGTTGCAACCGGAATATCTGCAATTACAGGACTGTTTTCTAAGATGAAAACTTTAACAACAATAACGAGTATTATTGGAAAGCTAAAAGGTGCTTTTACCGCACTGTTTGGAGTAATAGCCGCAAACCCAGTTATTGCTGTCATAGCCGCGATTGTGGCAGCTCTGGTATTGCTGTACACAAAATGCGAATGGTTCCGGGATGCAGTAAATGCAGTCGTCCAAAAAATTGTATCGTTTTTTACAGATACAATACCGCAGGCGTGGAGCACACTGATGGATTTTCTCTCAGGAGTTCCGGAATGGTGGTCTGGAATCTGGCAGCAGGTATCAGACTTTTTCATGCAGATATGGAATGGAATTGTAAACTTTTTTACCGTAACAATACCGCAGGCATGGAACAGCGTTGTTACATTTTTTGCAGGAGTTCCGGCGTGGTGGTCCGGTATCTGGCAGCAGGTATCAGATTTCTTTGCAAATATCTGGACGACAATGATGCAGAATCCGGTTATATCCGGAATTGTGACAACGATCACAACGCTATGGCAGAATGCAGTTAATACACTGCAGAACATCTGGCAGGGACTTGTGACGATTGCACAGGGCGCATGGGAGTTGTTGAAAAATACAATTCTTGCACCGGTGATCTTACTGATCGACCTGGTAACAGGTAACTTTGATAAACTCAAAACAGACGCATCAAATATCTGGACAAATATCAAAGACGCAGCGCAAACAATATGGACCGGAATTAAGCAGGTTGTATCCACTTTGGCAAAAGGACTTGTTACCGCAGCCACAACACTATTTACAGGGTTCCGGGACACAGTGTCAAAAATATGGGATTCTGCGTCTCAGGCAGCGTCAAAAGCATGGACAGCGATCAAAGGATTCGTTGTTAATAATGCGAAAAAACTGAAAGAAAGTGCAACAGAAGCAATCCAGAACTTGAAGGACAGAGCCTCAGAATACTGGGATAACATCAGAGAGAGAACGTCCGAAACGTGGCAGAACGTAAAGGAAACAGTTATACAATACGCCGGAAACATGAAAGACAGAGCCGTTGATACATTTAACAGCGTTGTGTCTGGAATATCTGGAGCACTGTCAGGCGTATACTCTGCTGTTGTAAATGGATTTTCCAGCGCAATCAGTTATATTACGGGATTACCAGGGCAGGCGGTTCGCTGGGGACAGGATTTCGTGAATGGTATTGCAAACGGAATCAGGAGCTGCATAGGTAACGTAACGAATGCAGTATCGAACGTAGCAAACACAATAAGATCATGGTTGCATTTCTCAAGACCGGATGAGGGTCCGTTACATTACTATGAGGAATGGATGCCGGACTTTATGAAAGGCCTTGCGACAGGAATTGAAAAGAGCCAGGGACTTGTTGCTGATGCAATGAAAGATGTTCAGATGGATATGCAGTTAGACACAAGCTCAATGAAACCAGCTAATAATCTGAACAAAACAGATATTACAGGAATAACCGGAATGCTGGCACAGCTGATCCAAGTAATGAGCGCAGGACAGGAAATCTATTTCGACAACAAAGAATGGGCTGGAAAACTTGCACCCGCAATAAATACAGAGCTTGGAAGAATAGCAAAGGAGGCGGCGTATAGATGAATAATGTATTAACAATAAAAGCAACAATTACAGTTGAAAATACAGGGAAAGTCATTGATACGCTGGACGACTGGGGATGTGCGATTGGAAATAACAATTACATCAAAGAGCCGGACGTAGAAACATATTACATTGATATTCCAGGCGCAGACGGATTTCTGGATGGATCGGAAGCGATAACAGGAAGAACAATCTATAAATCAAGAGAAATTGATATTTTGCTTGGGGGAAAGAAACCAAGGGAAGATTGGGACAGCTTTATCTCAAACATTCGAGGACAGCTGCATGGAAAGAACGTGAGAGTAACGTTTTCGAATGATCCGGCGTATTTCTGGACCGGCAGAGCATATATTACAGACTTTGACCGTTCCAGAGAGGTGGGACAATTTCATTTGAGCATTCCAAAGGCAAACCCGTACAAATATTCACTTGCAGATTCAACAGAGGACTGGCTCTGGGATCCATTTGATTTTGAAACAGGTGTAATAGATCAGGGAGCCGGAATTACAATTTCCGGCTCCGGATCATACACAGTATACGCCGGAGATATTGCAATTGTGCCAGTGTTGAATGTAAAAAGCATAGGCGCAGCAGGTTTAAAAGTTACAGGATGCGGAGAGACATACACATTGACACTTGGGAGAAACAGATTCCCAGATATCGTTGTATTTGGAACAGATGAAACTCTGGAATTTTCCGGATCCGGAACACTGGATATTGTTTACAGGAGGGGATCATTGTGATTTATAAAATTAAATTAGATGGGAAAGTCCTGTATTATCCAGGTGACCGGCAGGCAGCAGTTATCAATCCGGAACTGGATTTACAGACTGGATATGCGGGGGAACTTACTTTAAAGGTTCCGCCGCTAAATCCGCTATACGGGGAAATCCACAACAGAAAAAGTATGGTTTCTGTATACAGAGGAAATACAGAAATTTTTTACGGAGAAGTCCGCACACGCGAGAAAGACCGATTTAAGAACCAACCGGTGAAAGCAACCGGAGCATTGTCTTTCCTTGCTGACAGCATCCTGCCACAGCAGGAATGGCACGATATATCCCCACGAGATCTGTTAGACGCATGGTTACAACTTCACAATAATCAGGTGGAAGACAGAAAAAAGATATATACAGGAGTCGTAACGATCCACGACAGTAATGATTCTTTGTACAGAATTACAGACAGAGAGAACACACTGGAAGCAATCCGGGATAAATTAGTTGACCGCCTGGGAGGATACCTGCGGCTCAGGCACGAGAACGATAAACTGTATCTTGACTGGCTGACTATTCAGGAATACGGAAAATATTGTGAACAGCCTATACAATTCGGGGAAAACCTGATGGATTATTCAGAGACAATGACAGCAGATGATGTTATCACAGCTCTGATTCCGCTGGGGGCAGCAATCGAACAGGAAACAGACGAAAACGCATCCGAATTTGAACGACTTGAAAAAAATGTTGATATTACATCAGTAAATGATGGAAAAGACTACATATACAGCAAAACTGCAGTTGAAAATTTCGGCTGGGTATGGAGAACAGAAAAATGGGACGACGTATCAGTTCCAGCAAACCTGTTAAAGAAAGCGACGGAATTTCTGACAAGTAACCAGTATGAAAGCCTTGTTATTTCGCTGACTGCCGTAGACCTGTCTTTATTCGGACAGGATTACGATTCGTTTGACATAGGGGATAGAGTACTTTGTAATGCGATTCCATACGGAATGAAGAAAGTTCTCCCGGTTATGGAAATGAAAATACCACTACAACAGCCAGATCAGGCGCAGCTGACACTTGGAGAAAACCTGCAGCAGTCTTTTACAGACCAGACGACCGGAACATTCACGCAGATTAGAAAAGAGACAACAGACGCGGGAAGAATCCAGACAGAATGGATGAAGTCTGCAATTGATAACCTTACGAAGCAAATGATGGGAGCAAAAGGTGGATATAAGCTCACCGAATTTGATGAAAACGGTCTCTGGCTCAGAGATCTGTACATGGACGCACCGGATAAAAACCAGGCAACAAATATACTACAGATAAATAAAAACGGAATCGGCGGATCGCACAATGGATACAATGGCCCGTATACCGTCGGTATGACATTAGACGGAACCATTCTGGGAGAGAGAATCCTTGCCGGTTCGATTAAGACGGAAGCTCTGTCAACAGAATGTAAAAATTACATTGAAACAAAAATATCAGACGGGGATTCAGAAAACAAAAAAGCGATTCTAAAAGAAGTCACTACATCCATAGAAGCCATGGATGGGAAAATAACTCTTTCTGTATCAAGCCTGGAACAGCAGTTAGAAAGAAAATCTGGAAACTGGTATGGAAATTATGAGCCTACTTCTGGAAACAATCCGGCCTCAGCTTGGACCACTGATGAACTGAGACAGGAGCATGAAAGAGATCTCTTTTTTAATACTGCGACTGGTTATGCTTATCAATATCAAAAAAATGATAGTAACGAATATGGCTGGGTAAGAGTAAAAGACAAGGATATTGAAGCAGCGCAGAATACCGCAGAATCTGCGCTTTCAAAAATTGAAGTGCAAGAAGGACTCATAACTGCAGAAGTATCCAGGGCAAAGGGAGAAGAGGAAAAACTCAGATCAGCAATCACAATGACTGAGACAAGCATTCTTTCAACGGTCTCAAAAACATATGCAACACAAGAAATGGCAAACAAGCTCTATGCAGATGCAGTTCAGGAGGGACAGGAAGCGGCAGACTCCGCAGAGAAAAATGCCAAAGACGACACTGATACAAAACTGAAAAACTATTCCACAACGGTTGAAATGAATAGTGCAATCAGCCAGGCAGCAAACGGAATTTCTCTGGAAGTATCAAAAAAGTATGCTACTACTGGACAACTAGAAGAAAAGTACACGGACGCAGTAAAAGCCGGGCAGGATGCGGCAAACGCTGCGGAAAGCAATGCTACAAAAGCAGGACAAACTGCTGCAAGTAATGCAGAAACAAATGCCACAAAAGCGGGACAGGCGGCAGCAGATCAGGCCGAAAAGAATGCAAAAGCAGACACAGACACAAAATTGCTGAATTACTCAACGACGCTGGAAATGAACAGTGCAATCAAACAAGCGGCAGACAGCATTTCCCTTGAAGTGTCAAAGACTTACACAACAACAGTGCAGGTGGAAGAAAAATACAATGCAGCAGTAAAAGCTGGGCAGGATGCGGCAAACGCTGCGGAAAGCAATGCTACAAAAGCAGGACAAAACGCTGCGAATAATGCTGAAAAGAATGCAAAAGCAGACACAGATGAAAAACTGAAAAGCTACTCGACAACGGAACAAATGACGGCGGCTATCAAAATGGCGACGGACAACATCACTCTTGAAGTGACTACGGTACGTCAGGCAGTATCAGAAAAAAATGGTAATTTCTACGGGAGTAAAATACCGACAACATCAAACGAACCAGCATCATCCTGGACAAGTGACAATTTAAAGTCGTTACACATAGGAGATATTTACTATGATATCACAACCGGATATGCGTACAGATACACATACAAGGTTCCCGGATTAAAGATCACGTTTTCATCAAACTCCAGAACTGAAAACGTAAATTACGATTATGTAAAGATTTATTATAGTGATAACGGAACGATGAAACTTGCAGCAAAGTTGGGAGGAACTGACATTGCTGGTGCATCTGTTTTCGTCCCATCGTCAGAGTTCTATGTGTACTGGCATACGGACGGCTCAAGCGACAGTTTCTATGGCTTCACTATAGCATCAGTTTCCGGAGCAACCGGAGAAGCAACAGGAACCGCTGAGAGTCTGCCGAGCTACACTGCAACTGAACTGACGAAAGGAACATATCCGGAAAGCCCGAACCATGGAAGTTATGGAAACAATATAAATCTGTTGTGGAAATGTTCTGGAACAACATCAGGAAGCAAAACAGCATCCTGGGAAAGAATCCAGGATCAGGATATAAGCGTTGCAAAAGCTCAGGCGGATGCAGCACAGACAACAGCAAACACTGCAAAGAATACAGCTGACACAGCGAAAAGTACGGCCGAAACTGCAATATCAAGGATTACAGTTGCAGAAAACTCGATTACGTCAGAGGTTTCTCGCGCAAAAGATGCAGAAAGCGCTCTCGGATCCCGAATCACTCAGACAGAGACGGAAATAGAGTCGAAAGTATCCGCTGGAGAAATTGTATCATCAATAAATCAGACCGCACAGTCAGTAAAGATCAATGCTTCGAAAATAGATTTCAACGGAATCGTAACGGCGAACAGCTATTTTAAGATTTTAACAGATGGTTCAATGGAATGCATTAGCGGCAAAATAGGAGGATTTTGGATTGATTCGACTAGCCTGTATGCATATGCAACAGGAAACTACAAAATGGAAATAAATTCGTCTGAAAAGAAAATGAGAATATCAGACGGTTCAGTTTATCATATTTCGCACAAAGGAACAAATAGAAATACAGTAGTAATTGGAGGTGCTACTACAACAGCACTATTTGGCGATATTGATTGCGGTGATGGTGATTTTGACAGCATCAAGACGCAATCAATAACAGCCACAACAGCATCAAGCTTCAACGCTATTTCATCATCGTCAACTATAACTGCAAGAGGAAAGATAAAGTCGAGTTCACATATCGAAGCGTCAGGACATTTCTATAACATTGGATCCGGAAATGATCTTTCAGACTTGAGTGTCAGAGGAACTAAGAAAAGAATATTTGACACAAAAGACTATGGAATGCAGGCGTTTTATTGTTATGAGATGGCATCACCTATTTTTGGAGATATAGGAAAAGCAACGATATCTGACGACGGGACTTGTCTGATTGATCTTGATGATATTTTCCAGGAATCCATAAATGCAGAGATTACATATTATGTATTTCTGCAGAAAGAAAGTGATGGGGACTGCTGGGTGGAAGAAAAAGCGCCAACACATTTTGTGGTAAAAGGAACGCCGGGGCTAGAATTTAGCTTCGAGATAAAAGCAATGCAGACAAATTATGAACACATGAGATTCGCAGATGCAAGCGAAACAGCATACGACAGAGCAGTTGAAGAACTTGATCTTGACTATACAGCGGAAGAAATAGAAATATCCGAGCTAGATTATGAAACTGAATTGGGAAATGACAGAGTAACC